GAAGCACATAAATTAAAAAAACAATTAGATAGAATAACTGTTTCTCAAAATGTTTACACAAATAATTTAATAGGACTTTTAAAAGATAAAGAGGTAAAGGATGACCAGAGCCAGTGATCTAGCGAGACTAATGGGTGCAGGTGGCACATTAAATGCTGCTTTATCTGTAGATACTATAAGTGAAAAGACTTCTGGTAATGGTGTTACTATAGATAGTCTTAACATAAAAGACAGTGGTATCAGTGGTCAACAGATTGGTGGGCGAAGGAATATTGTTATCAATGGTGCTATGCAAGTGGCACAGAGGGGTACAAGCACTACTGGGTTAGGTGCAAATGCTGAAAGTTATGATACTGTAGATAGAATAAAATTAGGTTTTGCAGGAAATACGGCAGGTAGACTTACAGCATCACAAAGCACAGATGCACCAAATGGATTCTCAAATTCTTTTAAATTACAATGCACCACAGCAGACACATCTGTAGCAGCAGGTGAATATGCTTTAATACAATATTTAATTGAAGGACAAGATTTACAACAGTTAAAAAAGGGTACATCTGATGCAGAAAAAGTAACCATATCTTTTTATGTAAAAGGCAATGCAAATGCTACATATACTTTAGAATTATATGATGCAGATAATGCAAGACAGATTTCTAAAACATTTTCAGTAACTTCTAGTTGGAATAGAATTACACTGACATATGATGGTGACACAACTGGTGCTTTTAATAATGACAATGGATTAAGTCTTTATCTTTTCTTTTGGATACATGCAGGTTCTACTTGGACTGGTGGTACTTTAAGCGAAACTTGGACTGCTCAAACATCAAATCAAAGAGCAAGTAGTAGTGGTACATCTTTCTTTGACAGCACAGACAGAACATTCTTCATCACTGGCTTACAGATGGAAGTAGGCTCACAAGCCACACCATTTGAGCATAGGTCATTTGGGGAAGAACTAGCTTTGTGTCAGAGGTATATGCAAGTGCTTAGACAAGGGATACAAGGGTGGTGTACTAATGCTAATGGCACTTGTTTTTGGACATATCCTTTACAACAAGTGATGAGGTCAAATCCTACAATTACTTGCACGGCAGATAAATACAGATATGGAGATGCTGTTGCTATCGGATGTGCAATGACAAGTATTTCTCTTACTACAAGTACCTATAATAGTGATACGTGTGCCGCTTGGACTGTTACTGGTACTGCTTCAGCTACTCCTGTTCAATACAGAAATCAACTTCTTGAACCAAATAGTGAAATTTATGGTTCTTTTCATTTCATATCGGAGTTATGATATGTTTACTAATATAAAAATTACTAAAGAAGAAAATAAATTTATAGGCATTTCTTGTAATATCAATGGACTTCCTGCAGGAATACCTTCTGATTTAAATAATACAGACTATAAATTAATACTTAAAGAAATATCTTTAAATGGAACAAGTAATTTTGCAGAAGGTGAAACTATACCAACTGAACTACAAAACGATGTTGATGCAATAGAGGAAGCTGATTGATGCTAGGTCACTCATCCATTGCCGAAGCTGCTTTTGCCGATGTAGGTGGTATAGTACAAGCTGGTGTAGCCGAGATGAGTGCTATAGGAGCTATAGCAAATGCAGGAGCTGGGACTATATCTGGCGTGGCAACATTAATCCCGGCTTTTATACAAACATCAACAGGATTATATATAACTGGAAGTTCAAATGCCGAATTAGACCTTAATTATACTAAAACATCTGTTGGAGTAAAGTTAAGATTAGGTCAAGCAACACTAGAGCCAGACTTTACACAGGATTCAGATGGAATTAAGATATCATCAGGTGTTGCGACAAAGACAGCAGTTTTTGTTAAAACATCTGTAGGAAACTTTTTATATGAAGATATAAGTCCTGCTGTAGATGAAACATATACAACAATAACACCGTCAGGTACAGAAACTTGGACAGAAATACAACCGTGAGGGTAAAATGGCAAGCACATATACAAATAACAGTGGTTTAGAAAAAATAGGTTCTGGTGAACAGGCTGGTACATGGGGTGACACAACTAACAATAACCTTGATATTATAGATAGAACAGTTAATGGAGTTCTTAGTTTAACTATAAGTGGTAATACAACATTAACAGCAAGTGATGGAACATTATCTAATGGTCATCATAAGATTATTATACTAGGTGGCACACCATCTGGAGCTTTCAACTTAACTATAGATCCTAATGATCAACAAAAATGGTATATATTTAAAAACGGTACAGGACAGACAGCCACAATAAAACAAGGTGGTGGTAGTGGTACAACTGTTGCTATAGCTAATGGGGCTACCAATATTGTTTATGCAGATGGCACTGGATCAAATGCTAATGTTGCTTTAGTTCCAACTGACTTAGTTAATGATACAACTCCTCAGTTAGGCGGTAACTTAGATACAAATGGTAAATCTATATTGTTTGGTTCAAGTAAATGGTCAATAGAACTAGATACTGGCGACAATGATTTATTATTCAAGTATAACGGTACTACAGTATTTAAATTAGCATCTACTGGTGCTGTAACTTCTGCAAATAACATAACAGCTTTTGGAAGCCCGTAATGACAATAACAGCTTCAGGTGTAATATCAGCGTCAGATATAAGGGCTGAATTTGTTGGAGGAAGTAGTGCTGTAGATATATCTAGTTTTTATCGTGGTGCTAATACTAATGTAAAATCTAATGCAGCAAATAATACAGCCACTAATTTAGCAGCTGGAGTGCCGACAAGCGGTGCTATAAGTTTTAATGATTTTTATTCTCAGGCTAAAGGTTGGAAGAAAACATTTTCTTCTAATGCCACTCAACAATCAGGAACTGGTATATTTGGTGACGATTACGCAGTAGATTATCCAAAGCAAGTTGTAGTAAATTCTAGTGTTAATTTATATAGTACATCCTCTGGCGCTCCTGCACTAGACTTTGCCTCTGGTGGCTCGGGTTCTATTACAGTAACTAATTCAGGTAATATATATGGTCAAGGTGGATCTGCTGGTTCTGATGGTGGAATAGCAATCAATGCTGCTGTTGCAGTAACAGTTGTAAATAATAATAGCGCCAACATTAAAGGCGGTGGTGGCGGAGGTGGTAATGGTGGTGTAGGTGGTGCAGGTAGTGTTTCAACAGCTGCTCAGACATCAAGCGTTGTTGATAAAGTTGGAGATAAACCTGATTTTGTTCCATATAGTGTAAACACTCAATTTGTAAGTGCAAGAGCTTGGTCTGGGATAGGTAGTGGTCAATGGGGATTAAATGTTCAACAAGGAACTTCTGTAATATCAAACATTTCTAATAGAGGCCCAGTTTGGTATTCATTTCAAGTTAACACAGCAGCAGAATATACATTATCTAGTTATATAACAGATCCTTATCCTGAAGATAATCATACAGGTCACCGTGGTCAGCCTAGAGTAGATATAAGCACAGCAGAAGATACAGCTAGTCAGGGACAAGGTGGAGATTTATATGGTAGTGGGTTAAGTTGGAGTGGTGTAAAAGTTAATTTAGCAGCAAATACAACTTATTATTTTTGTAACTACACTGTAGGACCATATACATTTTCTAGAGGAAGTGATGGTATTGCATCTAATTTTTTTTATAACGATATGAATTCTACATTATCTCTTGCTGTCAATGTTCCTTCTGCTGGTGGCAGTGGCGGTGCAGGAGGTGTTGGTCAAGGGTTTTCTCAGTCTGCCGCTTCTGGTGGTAGTGGAGGAAGTGGAGGGACAAATGCAGGATCTGGTGGTGCGGGTGGTGCAGGTGGAGCTTTAGGTGCAAATGGCACAGCTGGTTCTACTGGTGGCAATGGTTCAGGAACAGCTATATCTTATCCTTCAACTGCTCCGGCAAATGGAGTAGGTGGATCAGCTGCTGGTTCTGCAGGGTATTATATATTAGGTCAAAGCAATGTATCATTAACTAACAATGGAACAGTGGCAGGGAGAATAGGATAATGGCTTTTGTGCCTTTAAAATTTAAATCTGGTATTGTATCTGATATTACCCCTTATACTAATGAAGGTGGTTTTGTTGATGGAGACAAGATAAGATTTAGATTAGGCACACCTGAGAAAATGGGTGGATGGTCTAAGTATAGCCCTAATGTTATTGAAGGCTCTGCAAGAAGGTTGCATAATTGGGTTGCTCTTGATGGCTCTGATTTTATGGGTATTGGTACAGAATTAAAATACTACATAGAAGAGGGTCAAACTTTTACAGACATAACTCCTATAAGAAATACAACATCTGCAGGAGACATTACTTTTAGTGCAACAAATGGATCAACTACAATAACAGTTACTGATCCCGCTCATGGTGCTAATGAAAATGACTTTGTTACTTTTTCTGGTGCTGCAAGTTTAGGTGGTAATTTTACAGCAACTATTCTTAATAAAGAATATAAGATTGTTTCTCTTATAAGTTCTAATTCGTATACGATAACAGCTAGTTTAGCTGCTAATGGATCAGATAGTGGTAATGGTGGGTCTAGTGTTGTAGGTGTGTATCAATTAAATACTGGATTAAATACAACTGTTGGAGGCACAGGCTGGGGTGCTGGACAATGGAGTGGTACAACTAGTAGTGCATTATCAACAACATTAGCAGAGGCATTGGATAATAGTGAAACTGCTATAGATGTTACAGATGAAACAGGAATGAACACAGCTAATGATGTAATATTAGTTGGAACAGAGTTAATGTTAATATCAGCTACAACAGATGACAATACCATGACAGTGACAAGAGGACACTCTGGAACAAGTGCAACAACTCATGATAATGGATCTTTAGTAAGATTAGCTGTTGGTAACACTTTAGCAACAGATGACTTTGTTGGTTGGGGTAGTGCTGCATCTATTACAGTTCCGGGAGCGCAAATAAGATTATGGTCACATGATAACTTTGGTGAAGACTTATTGATTAACCCAAGAGATGGTGGTTTATTTTATTGGGATAGATCAGGCGGGTTAGGTGCAAGGGCGATTGAGGTAAGTGCAAGTGGTTTATCTGGCACAAGAACAAGCGTACCACAAATAGCAAAACAAATAATAGTATCTGACTCAGATAGGCATATAATAGCTTTTGGATGTGATGGTTTAGGCGCAACTGCAGCAGCAACACAAGGTAGTGGCGCACAAGATCCATTATTGATTAGGTTTTCATCTCAAGAAAATCCTGTTGATTGGTTTCCTACTAGTACAAATACAGCAGGTGATTTGAGGCTTGGTGGCGGTTCTACATTTATGCAAGCAGTAGAAACAAAACAAGAGATACTTGTTTTTACAAATAAAAGTTTACATTCTTTAAAGTTCATTGGACCTCCTTTTACATTTGGTATTAGAGAGTTATCTAAAAATATAACAATTATGAGTCCTGCATCAGCTATAGCTGTTGATGACTCTGTTTATTGGATGGGTGTTGATACATTTTATGTATATTCTGGAGGAGGTACACAACAAATACCTTGCTCAGTAAAAGATAAAGTATTTTTAGATTTTAACTTAGAAGAAAAAGATAAAGTACATGTAGGTGTAAACTCAGAGTTTAGTGAAGTTATGTGGTTTTATCCTAGTGGAAGCAGTTCAGAAGTAGACTCTTATATTACTTATAATTATGCTGAAAATGCATGGTACTTTGGAACATTAGCAAGACAGGCTTGGTTAGATAGAGGAATAAGGAATTTGCCTATAGCTACTGGTGGTCAGTATTTATACAACCATGAAGTTGGATACGATGATGATGGTTCTGCTATGACAGCTTTTGTTGAGTCTGCTCCAATGAGATTTAGCAATGATGAAAGTTTTTCTTTTGTTAGCAGAGTTATACCCGATGTTAATTTTAGTGGCTCTACTAATATTAATCCTAGTGTTGACTTTACATTAAAGGCACAAACATTTTCTGGCTCCGGTATAACGCAAACCTCAACTGGATCATCACAAAGATCTTCTACAAGTCCGATAGAAACATATACAGAAAAATTAGATTTTAGAGTTAGGGGCAGAACATTTGCTTTGCGTTTGGAATCTACAGGTTTAGGCACTAAGTTTAAGTTAGGTACACCACAGGTAAATATTAAGGAAGATGGTAAGAGATAATGCTTGTAACAACCATACCGCAATATGTTTTAGGGATGACAAATGCTAAAGTTGATTTAACTACAACTAATGCAACAGTTTTATACACAGCTCCTAGTGCAGCAGATTTTAACTCATCTGTTATAAGTTCAATACTAGTATCAGAAGACTCAGGTAATGCAGACACTATAACTGTTACATTGACTAGTGGCACAACTGTATTTAGTTTATTTAAAGTAAAGGCAGTAGGAGCCAATACAACAGTAGAATTATTAACTAATGATTTAGTTTTACAAAGTGGAGAAATACTAAAGGTAACTGCGGCAACAGCTAATAGGCTTCATGTTGTTGCTAGTGTACAGGAGTTTGCAATACACAGAACACCACAGAGTGCTTTATAATGACAGCGTTTATGTTGGCATGCTATCTAAACGGAGTCGCAGACGGACAAATATACTTCCGATCAGCGGCAGATTGTGTGACGTTTTCTAAATACTTGAGTAAACAAGAGTATGATATGAAAGGTAAGACACAGGTTTATGATTGTATTTGTAAACTTGTGCCATTAGTAGATGAAAAGAGAGTGAGGGTATATTGATG